ATGAAGGCTGCCGTCAAGCGTCTGGCGGCTGCCTCTGCCGGTGAGCCCGCCTTCCGGATCGCGGGCTATGCCAGCCTGTTCAACCTGAGTGATGGCGGCGGCGATGTGGTGGCCAAAGGTGCCTTCCGCAGCGCGCTGGGGCGCCGGGGAGCTTCCGGCGTCCGCATGCTCTGGCAGCACGACCCTTCGCGCCCCATCGGTATCTGGGACCGGGTCGAGGAGGATCATCTCGGCCTTTATGTGGCCGGGCGGCTGTTGACCGGGCTTGATCTGGGCCGGGAGGCGGCGCTGCTGATCACAGCAGGAGCGTTGGACGGGCTCTCCATCGGGTTCCGGGCCATCAGGGCCCAGAAAATGGCGGGCGGCGCACAGCGGCGTCTTGCCGAGATCGACCTTTGGGAAGTGTCGCTGGTGACCTTTCCGCTGCTGGATGCGGCGCGGCTGAAGCCCGTGCCGTCTCTGACCTCTGCTGCAAATGGAGACGCATGATGCATTCCGAGATGAACGGCATGACGACTGAACATGGCCTTGAGACCAAGAGCCTTCCTCTCTACGAGACCAAGGCTGGAGCAGCTCCATCCGCCTCCGGCGAACATCCGCTGAATGACATGTATGCGGCCTTTGCCGCCTACCGGGAGGCCAACGAGGAGAGGCTGGCAGACATCGAGCGCCGTGGGTCTGCCGATGTGCTGACGCTGGAGCGGCTGGACCGGCTGGATACGGCGCTGGATGCCACCCGCCGCCGCCTCGACGAGCTGTCGCTGAAAAGCCGCCGCCCGGAGCTGAGCCATCGCGCTGTGGAAGGCAGTGCGGCGGCGCTCGAACACAAGTCGGCCTTTGATGCCTATATGCGCTCCGGCCGTGATGAGGGCTTGCGGCCGCTTGAGGTGAAGGCCATGTCCATCGGCTCTGATCCCGATGGCGGCTATCTGGTACCCGAAGAGACGGAAGCAAGCATCCTGAGCCGCCTTGCGGCGGTTTCGCCGATCCGGGCGATTGCGGGCAACCGGCAGGTGTCGTCGAGTGTGTTCAAGAAGCCCTTTTCCATCAGTGGCCCGCAGACCGGCTGGGTGGGAGAGACTTCGGCCCGGCCCCAGACCTCTGCGCCGTCGCTGGCGGAGCTGACCTTCCCGGCGATGGAGCTCTATGCCATGCCGGCGGCCACTGCTTCGCTGCTGGAAGATGCGGCGGTGAACGTGGATCAGTGGATCGCAGAAGAGGTGGAAACAGCCTTCGCCGAGCAGGAGGGGGCAGCCTTCGTCAATGGTGACGGGGTGAACAAGCCGGTTGGCTTCCTCTCGGTGCCGCGTGTGGCGGACAGTGCCTGGGCCTGGGGCTCCCTCGGCACGCTCAACACGGGCGCAGATGGCGGCTTTGCGGCAACCAGTCCGGCGGACAAGCTGATTGACCTCGTTTATGCGCTGAAGAGCGGCTACCGCCAGAACGGGCGTTTCGTCATGAACCGCCGGACGCAGGCTGCCGTGCGCAAGATGAAGGATGCCGATGGCAACTATCTCTGGCAGCCGCCGGTGAGTGCCGATGCGCCGGCAACGCTGTTGAATTTCCCGGTCAGTGAGGCCGAAGCAATGCCGGATATTGCGGCGGGTGCAGCGGCGATTGCCTTTGGTGACTTCCGCCGCGGTTATCTGGTGGTTGACCGCACGGGCGTGCGTATCCTGCGTGATCCTTACTCTGCCAAGCCCTACGTGCTGTTCTACACGACCAAGCGTGTCGGCGGCGGTGTGCAGGACTTCGAGGCGCTGAAGCTGCTGGTGTTCTCTGCCTGAGCACAGGCTGAGCTGACGAGATGAGGAGGGGCCGTCCCGGCTGAACGGGGCGGCCTTTTTTCTTGCCCGCCCTTCTTCCTGTTCGCATGGCGGACAGCGCGACTTTTCCGAGGACAAGATGACCCACATGGTGACGAGCCCGCCGGCGGTGGAGCCGGTGAGCGTGGCCGAACTGCGGGCGCAGGTGCGCCTTGTTCATACGCAGGAAGATGCCCTGCTGGAACATTACATCAAGGCGGCGCGCCAGCATGTTGAGGGCCTGACGCGGCGGGCGCTGATCACGCAGACACTTCGGGTGATACTGGATGCCTGGCCTGCGGGGCGGGCGGTGCGCCTGCCGGTGGGGCCCGTGCAGGATGTCCTGTCTGTGAGCCTGCTGGGCGGTGACGGGGTGCCGCAGCCTTTGTCTCCCGGTGAATGGCGGTTCTACCGTGGTTCAGAGCCGGGCAGCCTCAGGGCGCAGCCAGGCGCAGGGCCTGCAGAGCCGGTGAACGGGATCGAGATCGAGTTTGTCGCAGGGTATGGGGAGGATGGCTCTTCGGTGCCTGGGCCGTTGCGGCAGGCAATCCTGCTGCTGGCGGCGCACTGGTATGAGAACCGGGAGGCCTCCGTTGATTTCGGCAATGGCACCATGCCGCAGGCGCTGGACCGTCTGCTTTCCACCTACCGGCTGGTGCTGCTGTGAGCGGGGCGGGGGACCTGCGGTGTCTGGTGCGGCTTTGGAGGCCGGAGCGGACGGTGGATGCTGGGGGGGCAGCACAGACAGCCTTTGAGGATCTGGGGGCGGATCATGCCGCCGTGCGGCTGCGCAGCCAGGTGGAGCGGGCCAGTGATGCCCGCGCCGACGGCGTGGCAACGCATGAAATCCGCTTGCGGCACCGTGAAGATGTGGCGGGCGGGTGGCGGATTGCGGACGGGGCGAAGAGCTATCGCGTTCTGGCTGCTGCGGACCCGGACGGACGGCGGCGCTGGACGCAGTGCCTGTGCGAGGAGGAAGAGGCATGACCGGAGAGATGGCCTTGCGCGACGCGCTGATCACCCGGCTTTCCGGCGATGCAGATCTGACGCTGATCCTCGGGCCCGGGCGTGTGCATGACGGCGCACCGCGCAGTGCGGCACATCCCTATCTGACACTTGAAAGCATCACATCCCGGCCCCTCGCAGGGGAGCCGGAAGAGGGCATGGAGCATCAGGTGATGCTGGCGCTCTATTCCCGCGCAGACAGCCGTGACGAGGCAGTGAGGGGGGTAATGGCGGCGGCAGCGGCGCTGTTTGGCTCGGTCCTTTCCCTCGGCGGCTGGCACTTGAGTGATCTGCGGGCGGTGGAGACCTCCAGCGAGCGGCTGAGGGATGGCCGGAGCTGGCGGGCGGCCCTGCGGCTGCGGGCAGTCACCAGCCCTGAAGACTGACAGCAACAATCCTTATGAAAAGGAGTGCGCGATGGCAGCGCAGCGTGGACGTGATCTTTTGCTGAAGCTTGGCGAGAGCGGCGGCAGTTCTTTCGTGACACTGGCAGGGCTGAGAGCCCGGCGGATTGCACTCAATGCAGCGACGGTGGACATCACCAATGCGGACAGCGCTGGCCGCTGGCGGGAATTGCTGGCAGGGGCTGGCACCCGCAGCGCCAGCATCTCGGGCTCGGGCCTCTTCCGCGACGCAAGCGCGGATGAAGCGGCGCGGGCGCTGTTTTTCAGCGGCGAGATCCGGGCCTTTCAGGTGGTGATCCCGGATTTCGGCACACTTCAGGGACCTTTCCAGATCACTGCCCTGGAATATGCCGGACAGCACGATGGAGAGGTGACCTATGAGATTGCCCTCGAGTCGGCAGGGGAACTGGTTTTCACGGCACTTTGAGGGGGCAAGGCCAATGACGAACCGGCTGAGAGGCGAAATCAGCGCCATGCTGGACGGACGGGAATGGACGCTGGTGCTGACTCTGGGGGCGCTGGCGGAGCTGGAAGCGGCCTTTGCCTGCGAGGATCTGCAGGGGCTGGTGGAGCGCTTTGCCAGTGGACGGCTGGCGGCGCGGGATATCATCCGCGTCCTTGGTGCGGGCCTGCGCGGGGCGGGCAACAGCGTTTCCGACGAACAGGTGGCGATGATGCGTGCACCCGGCGGTGTGGCCGGGTTTGCGGCGATTGCGGCTGACCTGCTGCGGATCACCTTCGGCAGCGCCGATGAAACGGTGGAGGCAGCCGGGGCATCCACGCGCCCTTGAGAGGCGGCGCGGGGCCAGAGGTCAAGGCGGGCGGAGCTGGGGCTTTTCCATGGGATGCGGCGCTTCATGCCGCCATGGGACGGCTTGGCTGGACGCCCGCCGAAACCTGGGCCGCGACGCCGCGTGAACTTGCCTTTGCGCTGGGCCTTCGCCGGGGTGCTGGAACTCTGAGCCGCCGGGGACTTGAAGCACTGATGCGGCGCTTTCCCGATGAAGGAGACAGGATATGGCAGACGACAGCCTGATTGGAGCGGGCAGTAGCGATCTCGACCGGATGTCCTTGCAGATGCAGGACATGCAGCGCACCGCCAACGATTTTTCCCGCGTGCTGAATGCGGGCCTGAAGTCTGCACTGGTCAGTGGCAAGTCACTCGACAGCGTCATGAAGTCGATGGTGCTGAGCCTCTCTTCCAAGACGCTATCAAGCGCACTGGCACCGCTGACCAACCTTGCAGGCAATGCAGTGAGCAGCCTGCTGGGTTCCGCTGCTTCCAGTGTAGCAAGCGGCGTGTCCGGGTTGTTCAGTTCGGGGGTATCGCTGTTTGCTGACGGAGGCGTGGTCTCATCGCCAACATTCTTCGGCCATGGCAGCGGGTTGGGGCTGATGGGAGAGGCGGGCGCGGAAGCTATTCTTCCCCTGCAGCGCGGTGCTGATGGACGGCTGGGTGTGGCGGGGCCGGGGCGCAGTGGCGGCGGATCAGTGGTTGTCAATGTGACGACGCCGGATGCGCCAAGCTTCCGGAAGTCGGAAGCGCAAGTCTCAGCAATGGTGGCCCGCGCCGTCGGACGGGGACGGCGCGGGCTCTAA